TGGAACGATATATAGAATTTTTTAATGGATATAGAAATGCCTACGGTGTAGCTGACTTTAATCACCAGGACTCTAAAGTAGATCCTGAAACAGGTAAAAAGAAACCTGTATACAGATGGAACTTTGAAGAACTTACTAAAGATATTTATCAGCAACACTTAGAAGGTAAATTATCTATAGGTATACAGCCTTGTACAGAAGACTCTGAAGTTAAGTTTGGAGTCATAGATATAGATCCAAAAGACTATGCTGATTTTAATAAAAAAGATTACATAGATATCATACAACAATACGAATTACCTTTATTACCAGTAGAATCTAAAAGTGGTGGGCTACATTTATTTTTATTTTTAAATGACTTTACAGATTCTAAAACTGTAAAATCTTTTCTTACAAATTTATTATCTTTGTTTGCACTCAAACAAGATACAGAAATTTTTCCAAAACAAACACAGCTAACAAAAGATAGTGAAACAGGTCAACTTAGACCAGGTCAATTTATAAATTTACCATACTTCGGAGAGGAGCGTAAAGCTTTAAACGTAGATGGTACACCATTTACACTAGATGAATTTATGAAAGTGATTAGTGCAAACCTGGTTACAAAAGAAAGATTGAAAGAAATTACAGAGGAGATTGAACACAGAAGCATGGAAGGTGTAGACGAAGAGTTTACAGAAGGTCCACCATGTCTAGCAGCAATATCTAAATTATCTAAGAATGAAAACTTTGATGGCAAAGATAGGTTTATGTACAACTATCATGTCATGGTTAAAATGAAATATCCAGACAACTGGCAACAAAAAGTTATGAATGCACCGGTAAAATATTTTGCTGGCGTACATGCAAATGCGTGGGATCAAAAATTTTTAAATGCAAAAGTAAAATCATGGAATAGAAGTTCCAAAGGGTATACTTGCACACAGAGTCCATTAAGTGAGAATTGTAAGAAAGGTATATGTGTTAAGAAAAAGTTTGGAGTATTGGCAGGATCAAAAGGTTCTTATCCTGTATTAACAAATCTAAAAAAGATAGACCTAGATCCAGAACCAGAATACGAATTCGACGTAACAAAACCAGATGGTATTGGTACAGCTACGGTGCATTGTAAGAATGTAGAACATCTAAACGATCAGCGTAAAAGACGTAACTCAATATCAAAAGCTGCAGGATTTTTACCACCACTAATTAAGAACGATGAAGAGCAAGCTGTAATGGATGCATTGTATCAAACACAGAAAGTTGTACAGCCACCGGTTGGTACGTCACCAAAAGAAAAATTACATGATGTGATACATGCAAAAATAAACGGACCAAAAGCTACCAGTGATGCTGCATTTAAAACTGGATCTGTATTAATAGAAGAAGACTATGCATTCTTCAAGTTTGATAAATTTTATGACAAACTAAAAGCAAAGAACTGGAAGTATAGTGAGGATAAAACGGGACGTATGATGCAGGTATTGTATCAAGAATGTGAGATAGAATTTTTGGAACAGAAAAGATTTCCATCAAAAGAAGCAGGTAAATATCATTCATCAACAAAGAATATCATACAAATAAATATAAAATCTTTTGAAGAGGTGCCCATACACCACACTAAAACAAAACATAAGACAGACATAATATGATTAGTAGAAAATTATTCGGGCCTCCAGGCACAGGGAAAACAACTAAACTATTAAAATATGTTAAAACATTTTTAAAACTAGGCACACCTATAAATAAAATAGGATACTTTGCATTCACAACTAAAGCTGCAAACGAAGCTGTAGATAGAATGTTAGACTATCATACGGCATTTGAAAGAAAAGATCTCAAACATTTTAGAACTCTACACTCTCTTGCATTTAATCAACTTGGTATGAAGAAAGCTCAGGTTATGCAAGATGAACACTACGAAGACATAGGTAAAAAATTAGGTATAGAAGTTACAATTTATTCTAATGGCGAAGAGTCTACAGGATTTATAAATTCTGATAGTGAGTATTTTAATCTTATAAATGCAGCTAGAATAAAAAATATATCTATTGAAGAAGAGTACAACACTGACATGTACTCACAGGATATGGACAAAAGATTGTTACAAATTATTTCTGATGAGGTGCAAAATTACAAAGATGCCTATCAATTGGTAGATTTTACAGACATGATAGAAAAATTTATTGTGTCTAAATTGTGTCCAAAATTTGACGTAGCTTTTGTTGATGAGGCACAGGACTTATCACCCATACAGTGGAAAATGTTCAATATTATCAAGGAAAATAGCAAATATG